TGAATTAAATCCAGAAAGGAATGAAATTTATCCTAAATTAATTGAGGAATTAAAAAACTATCAGCCGGAGAATTATCGAAAATCAATTTATCCGTTTAATTCTGGTCTTTATTTAAATTATTTAAATAAAACGGAATATAATTTAGACGATTTAAATTTAAGAAATATTAGTAATGTTAATACTAAAGAAGGTTTAGTAAGTACTCCACTCAATTCTGAAATGTGGGTTAAGTCTGACTACACTAATAATTTGTTTTTACAAAACTTTAATATCACATCAAATGGTGTTAACTATGGTAAAACAAACATTTTAAATACACCATATTTTCACAAACAACTTTATACAGATTTTAAAAAAAGTAGTCCATTAGGAAAATATTCGGGTTCGGCATATCTTTTATTAAATTCTTTACCTTTTAAAGATTTAGAAGATAAAATACTTCAAGACCAAACAAGAGTGTCAAGTTTATTTAAAGAAATTGGTGCATCTCATTATGTGCCATATCATTTAATGTTAAAGTGGGGGTCAATTTATCACAGATATAAAAAGAAAATTTTAGATAATGTTGATATACTATCTGGATTTCTAACAAATAATATTACACAACCAATTAATGGAAGTAATCTTTTTGATTTTGGAGTTGGAAGTACATATACTATAAATTCAGAATCTGTTTCTCACGCAACAAGTAAACATATTGGATTACATCCTTTTTATGATTCCATATTTCATCAAGTAGTAAATAATTATGCAATATCTGATACGGGTTCTACTATTTTTAATGCAAATGTAAACAGCGGAGCAATAAAAGCTAAAACTGAAACTTATGGTGATGGTGTAAAATATTATACAACATTTGTAAATAATTCAAAAACAGACCCTGACCTTTACAAATATTATACGTTATTACCATCGGTCGGCGGTAACCCAAAAGAAAGTGCACCATATAGTGTTTCGGAATACAATTCAAAAATACAATCAAGTTTCAGAGTTGTGTGGGTTGACGATGATATTAAAATAACAAATTATAGTGGAGCAACCTTCCCAAGTTATAATCAATATGTTAAATCGTATGTTAGTGGAACCATTAAAACAGATGATAACAAATTTGGATTAGGTTCAGACTATAGAAAAGTAATGGATTTGATTGGAACATTTAGTCCATCAATACTAGACGAATTTGAATCTTGTTTTATTGAATTTTCTACCGAGAAAGTTAATGAGGAAATACCTTATCATAAATTCCCACCCTATACGGGAACATCTAAGAATGTTTACACACTAAAATATGATAAGTTTCAAGATTTACTAAAAGAAATTGTCACAGTACCAATCGACACTCAAAACGACCCATCTGATTCTGGTGAGTTAATAAAAAGTTTAAAAACTAAACAATTAACTAAATTAAAAGATATTTCAGCAGAAATGTTAAAGGCGGATAATTTAATTAAATTAACTATAGGTAACCCAAAAGAAATTAACCCACATGTTTGGTATGGTTTGGCTAAATTTGATAATGTTAACACATTTAATTATGGGACGTATAATTTAACAACACAATCGGGCGACACAAAATATGTGGAATTATATGTTGGACCATATGTTAGCGGAACATCTGTTAATAACGAATATTTAGATTTCTTTGAGGATTTTAATATTGAACTTAGTGAAAGTAACGTCTTTCAATTTAGACCATTAATACAGATATATGCTGGATATATTAAAAATGGAGGTACAAATACGTTACCCGCATTTCGAACATATCTTATAGATAATGTATTAACTAAAGCATCAGATAGACTGTCAATTTATTTAACACAATTAACAGGAAAATTTGTTACGTTAAAAACTAAAGAAAATAAAAATCAATTAACTGTTTTTACTGGATATAATGATCAAACTTTAAAACTTGAAGAATATAATTATTTTAAAACATTTAACGATAAGTGGGTTTCAGGTAATTCATTAGGTAGTAGATCATTGATGGAGGAATTTTTATTCTTTGATAAAGCCAATAAAGATATTGGTGACGTTGCGTATATTAGTTTAGAAAAATTATTACCATTAGAAGATCCTAAAAACGATAAGGCTAATTTATATAGTGTTATATCCATGTTAATTCAAGGAACGGGTTTTGATATGAGAGCTTTACCAGCATATGTTAATTTTTACGGAACAAATGTTAATGGTAAATCCAAAACAACATCCTCTAAAAAAGTTGCAGAAAATATGTTTGGAACATTTTTAGATGTTGATTATCAAGAATCATCACCAAAAATCATTATTCAATATACAGGACCAACATCAAAAAGATTAGAATTAGCTGACATTGAAGCGAAGGAAAATAAATTTAAAAACGATAGTGGTAACTTATTTGCAAATGCACAAAGTCCACTTGTTGTAACAATAGATGCCGGTAACCAAGTTGGTGATTTATATAAATCAAATAAGGTAGTTGCTTTTGAGGTAAGTGTTGGAGATGAAAATCAATCAATGTTTAAAGGTGTTCAACTTGACCAATCTTCACAAAGAGAAACGTCTGAATCAATGGCAGCTACAGAAAACTTAGGTCGTTCAGAATCGGGTGCAGGTGTGTATCAATTAGATACAAATCTGTTTGATATCTATAGATTGAGGTCGTATACTTGTGAGGTTACAATGATGGGTAATGTAATGATACAACCAACAATGTATTTCTATTTGAAGAACATACCAATGTTTAGAGGTTCATATTGGATTACTGAGGTTTCACATAATATAAAACCAGGTAATATATCTACGGTATTTAAAGGAACAAGAATTCCATATACATCATTACCCGACCCAAAAGATTCGTTCTTATCAAGTTATAGAGTGTTATTTGATAAAATCACTAAGGCAGCACAAAATAGAGTTAAAGAAGAAAATTTAACATTAACGGGAGATACAAAAAATGAATTTACACTTAATACGGATAACGGAGCATTACGTGTAGATATGGGTGACCCTAAAGTTAAACCTCAGGGAGAAAAATTATTATCTACATCAGGAGTTAATGAATTTGGAGTTAATTGGGGTGGTAGAAATGGTGAGAAATATATTCAACAAATCGAATATAATGGGGTTAAGTATCTTAGAGCAATTGCTTGTGTTATGGGTGGTAAAAATTATGAACCGGCCAATGATATTGAAATGGCAATTATAAATAGAATCACCACTAAAACTGTAAATTCCGGTATAATTGAAAGACCAGGAAAAATATATTGGCAAGATATTAAAGATAATAAAACCAATCAATTCTATTCAATGAAGTTTGATTTATCGTCTTCTTACCCAAGTCAAATTATAAGTGCTAAAACAACGTTTGTGAATCCAAATGGTAAAAAACCAATAACTATAACCGTTGACCCACTAACCGATAGTACTATTACCCCAACAAATATAAAGGGTCCAATTAATAGAGGACCAAATGTTGCTGGTTATGGGGTTGCTTTATCCAAGAAATTAATGACTGATTTAGGGTTAACTGATGGCCAAGTTGTTTATTTTACAATGGAGAAGGGATATTAATAATAATTGAGATATTTATATGAATATGAGAAATAATTTAGATAACACAATAGACAATTTTTTAACACCTAAAAACGTTAAAAAAGTTTCCCATGACGGAATGGAAAGGGAAGAATGTGATATGGTAACAGGAGAATGTTACACAATCAGAGAAAAAGACGGAATCGTTGAAAGAATAAATAAAAGATATATTACCGATGACGGTAGACAATTATTACAAGATTAAGCCATGTTAGAACAAAAACTACAAGAAGAATTAAATCGTTACAAAGCCATCAATAGATACGGTAAAACGATGATAATGGAACAAGATGCTCTTGGTGGTGAATTACCTCCACCTGCAGACCCCGCAGCCGCACCTGCAGATCCAGCGGCATTACCTACAGATGTTCCACCTGCAGACCCCGCAATGGCTGACGCGGGAGCGGCACCAGCATTACCTGAAGGTGATACTACTGAGGAAATTGACATTACAGATTTAGTTGATATGACTAAAAGTATTAAAAAAGATATTGAAACTAATAAACAAGACCACGGTGCTGTTGTAAGTAAAATGGACGATGTGTTTACTAAATTAGGTGATTTAGAACAAAAACTTGCTCAAATGGACCAAGTTATGGCTAAAATTGACCAATTAGGTACTCAAGTTCAACAAATGAAACCTGAAACTCCAGTTGAGAAATTAGAAATGAGATCATTAGATTCATACCCATTTAACGAAAAACCACAAGAATTTTTCGCACATAAACAAGGGGAAATGAGAGCAAGTGGTAAAAATGAATATGTTCTTACTAAAGACGAAGTAAGTAATTACTCGCCTGACCAAGTTAAAACATCTTTTAATCCAACACCTGATGAATATCAATTCTAATATAAATTTCTTATTAGGATTAAGTGCTCAGTTAAAGGTGATGCATTGGCAAACCAAAGGTTATTCAAGACATCAAGCTTTCGGTAACACATACACACTTTGAGTGATTTAACGGATACTTTTGTTGAAGCGGCTATGGGAAAATATGGTCGTTTTAAGTTAGATGATGAGACAAATACAATAACATTAGTTAATTTATCAGAGTTAAAACCTGAGGAAATGGTTAATACCGTAAAAAATGCTCTTATTCAATATACTGAACAATTTGAACCAACCGATACTGATATTTTAAATATTAGAGATGAGATGTTAGGTTTATTTAATAAATTATCCTATCTATTAACCTTAGAATAACATTTAAAAACATTTTTAAAAATAATTGAACCGGATTTCTTAATTCGGTTTTTTTTATTTATATTTTACTATAACAGTTTTATAAATAAAAATTTTTAATTATGTCAACATTTGATGCAGTACTAGCACAGTACGAGAAAAACAAAAATGCCACAAGTGGCAATTCTAACAAAATGTCTTCAGAAGACAGAATGAAGCGTTATTTCACTACCGTATTACCTAAGGGTTCTAAGGGAGAAGAAAGACGTATTCGTATTTTACCTACAAAAGATGGTGGTTCACCATTCGTTGAGGTCTACTTCCACGAAGTTCAAGTGGATGGAAAATGGGTTAAATTATATGACCCTAAACAAGAAGGAAAACGTTCACCATTGAACGAAGTTCAAGAAGCCCTAATGGCAACAGGTGTTGAAGCAGATAGAGAAACTGCTCGTCAATATCGTTCTCGTAAATTCTATATCGTAAAAGTTATAGATAGAGACCACGAAAATGATGGTGTTAAATTTTGGAGATTTAAACACAACGCAAAAGGGGACGGTATTTTAGACAAAGTATTCCCAATCTTCCGTAACAAAGGTGATATTACTGACCCTGAAAAAGGACGTGATATGATTTTATCATTAACCTTAACTAAGGCGGGTACAGGTAAAGAATACACAGTAATCAATTCAGTAATTCCTGAAGATGCGGGTCCGTTACATGCAGATTCTAACGTGGCGAAAGCTTGGTTAGATGATGAATTAACATGGTCTGATGTTTATTCTAAGAAAGGTGAAGATTATTTAGAGATGGTTGCAAGAGGTGAAGTTCCACGTTGGGATTCTAATCAAAACAAATTCGTTTCAAGTAATAACACTACTGATGAAGAAACAATCGCAGCACCTAAAAAACCAACTACCGTGGTTGACCCACAAGTTGACGAAGAGGTTGATGAAGATTTACCGTTCTAATTAATTCATGATGTTCCCGACACCAATGTCGGGAACATCCTTTTAAAAACAAAAACATGGCAGGTATAAAAAAGACTGATTTTTCAGCAATCAAAAAGAAGTTCTCAAAAGAGGCAGAATATAAACCAGACCGTTTTTTCGATTTGGGTGATGCTTTCTTAGATGCAACAGGAATTCCTGGTCCCGCAATGGGTCACATCAATATGTTATTAGGACATAGTGATACAGGTAAAACAACCGCACTTGTAAAGTCAGCGGTAGATGCACAAAAAAAGAATATTGTTCCTGTGTTTATTATCACAGAACAAAAATGGAGTTGGGACCACGCGGAATTAATGGGTTTTGATAAAAACGGAGATTATCTTTTTAATAGTGATTTTGAATATATTGAACAAATCACAGAGTATATTAATGAATTATTAGATGCTCAAGAAAAGGGAGACTTACCTCACGATTTATTAATCCTTTGGGATTCAGTGGGTTCAGTTCCTTGTAAAATGACATACGATGGTAAAGGTGGTAAACAACACAATGCGTCGGTATTAGCTGACAAAATTGGAATGGGTATCAACCAACGTATTTCAGGTTCAAGAAGAACAGATAAACCTTATACAAACACATTAATCATTGTTAATCAACCTTGGGTAGAATTACCTGATAATCCTTTTGGACAACCTAAAATTAAAGCAAAAGGTGGAGAAGCAATTTGGTTAAACTCAAGTATTGTATTTTTATTTGGTAATCAAAAAGGTGCGGGAACTACAAAAATCTCTATCACTAAAGATAAGAGAAAAGTAAAAATTGCAACAAGAACAAAAATCTCTATCATGAAGAACCACATCAATGGTTTAGGATATGAAGATGGTCGTATCTTGGTTACATCTCACGGATTTATGGGTGGAAGAGAAGAAGGTGAAGAAAAGAAATCTCTTGAAGAATACAAAAAAGAGTGTGGTGAATACATCAGTAAGATGTTAGGTGTTAGTGTTACAGACATCGCAGACGTAGAAGTTGTAACAGAAGAGTCTGACCTATAAAAATTTTAAATGTCCGTTTTACTTGTTGATGGTGATAATTTACTTACGATTGGTTTCTATGGTGTTAAGAATATGTTCTATAGGGGACAACACATTGGAGGGATTTATCATTTTCTCAATACTCTTAGGAGAACGTTTGAGTTATATCACTTAGACAAGATAGTTGTATTTTGGGACGGGTTCGAAGGTTCTCAAAATAGAAAAAAAATATACGTTCATTATAAAGAAAATAGACGGCAAAGACTTAGGACTGAAGAAGAATTAAGTTCATACTCATACCAAAGAGAACGAGTTAAACAATATCTTGAAGAGTTATTTGTAAGACAAGGTGAGTATGAATTTTGTGAAACAGACGATAGTATCGCTTATTACACACAAAACTCACCTAACGAAAAGAAAATCATTTATTCATCTGATGGAGATTTGACACAGTTAGTGTCAGACAATACGGAAATTTACAATCCGTCCCATCACAAATTATACAAACAAAATGATACGATAGTTTACGACCACGAAGAAATCTTAATTGAAAACGTTAAGTTAGTAAAAATGATGTGTGGTGATTCCTCAGACAATATCGCAGGAATTAAAGGAATGGGAGTAAAGAAATTCATATCTCTATTTCCCGAAATTAGAGCCGAAAAAATATCTGTTCAACAAGTTAAAGAAAGGGGTAATCTCCTTTTTGAACAGGACAAACACAACAAATTAATTGCAAATTTATTAACAGGAGTTACAAAGTACGGCGTATTCGGTGAAGAGTTCTTCGACGTAAACAATCGTATCGTTAGTTTGGATGAACCATTTTTAACTGACGAGGCAGTAGAAAATATTACATTGTTAATTAATGAATCATTAGACCCCGAAGGTCGGTCATATAAAAATACAATGAGAATGATGATGGAAGATGGATTGTTCAACGTATTACCAAAATCAGACGATGCGTGGACAAAATTTTTAAACCCATTTCTCCGTTTAACAAGAAAAGAAAAAAACAATAAAAAAACGATAAAAATCAAAAATTATGAGTAATCAACAATTAGACATTACAAAATTTGAATTTGTTCTATCATTAGATGGGAACATAATCTGTCAGAGATACTTCAACGTAAAGGATCACGTTGAACAAGCTAGACGTTCAATGGATTTACACTATTATTTAAAAAGTATTTGTGAGGATATTAGTGAAGATTTGAAAATAAAAAGTTCCAATTATTTGTGTGAAAATCAAAATTATTTCTTATCTTCTGAATATGTGGAAGATTCACTAGAGAAGGATAGAGAACATTTTTTATTAGAAATTAAGTTAGAAGACGATGTATTTATTCAAAGGATATTCCCCGCATATTATTACCACCCGAAGGTTAGATATACGGTAGACATACGTCCAAAACTCAAAACAATTTTATCAGATTTAACTGACATTTTATCATCTGAAGAGTTGGAGACTACATATTTGAACTACGAGTTATAATTTAAAAATATATATAAAAAATAAACATGGAAGAGAGGAATTTTGGGTATTTAGGGTTTTCATTTCAACAATCCCTAATTAAAGCAATAGTTGAAGATAAAAAATATGCAGAATCGATTATCGACGTATTAGAAACTAAATTTTTTGAGAACGCCTCATTTAAATTTATAATTGAGAACATTAAAGAGTTATACAAGACCTATAATAGAATTCCCGATTACAATACATTGGCCCAAAAAATTATGGCCGAAGGTGGTAATAAAGATTCCTCTAAGGTACATCTTGATACGTTAGAATCTATAAAGGAAAATGAAGACCAAATTGCGTATGTAAAAGACACCGCTCTTAATTTTTGTAAACAACAAAATTTAAAAAGAGAGCTTAAAAGTGTTCAAAATATTATTGAAAGTGGTGAGTTTGAGGCATATAACAAAATCGAACAAATTATTCAAAAGGCGTTACAAATTGGTATTACAAATGACGAAGCTCATGATGTGTTTTTTGATATTGATGGAGCATTAGAAAAAGACTTTAGACATCCATTACCGACAGGTATTGTTGGAGTTGACAACTTACTTAAAGGTGGATTAGGAATTGGAGAATTGGGTATTGTATTGGCTCCAACGGGTACTGGTAAAACTACTTTACTTACTAAGTTTGCCAATACCGCATATAACTTAGGATATAATGTGGTTCAAATATTTTTTGAAGATAATCCTGGTAACATTAAAAGAAAACATTATACCATTTGGTCAGACATTGCACCTGACGAACAACCTGAATTTAAAGACTTAGTAAAAGAAAAAGTTGAGGAGGCTCAATCTCGTTCTACAGGCACTTTAAAATTGTTAAAATTGGCAAGTGATAATGTTACGGTTTCTGAAATTAAAAATAAAATCAGAAAAATGAATTCAGATGGTATTAAAGTAGATTTATTAGTTTTAGACTACGTTGATTGTATTTCATCTGATAAATCAACAAACGGTGAAGAGTGGAAAGGTGAAGGTTCTGTTATGAGAAGTTTGGAATCTATGACTGGCGAATTTGAAATGGCAATATGGACTGCAACACAAGGTAATCGTGAATCAATTTCATCAGAAGTTGTAACGGGAGACCAAATGGGAGGTTCAATTAAGAAGGCACAAATTGCGCACGTTATTTTATCAATAGGTAAAACATTAGAACAAAAAGAACATAACTTAGCTACTTTAACATTACTTAAATCACGTATCGGTAAAGATGGTGTAGTGTTTCAAAACTGTAAGTTCAACAACGAATATTTGGTAATTGATACCGAGTCACAAAATACATTGTTAGGTCACGAACAAGACGAAGTTGAAAAAAGAAAAAATAGAGTTGCCGATATCTACAAAAAGGCACAAGAAAAAAAAGTAACGCAAATTAAATAATTGAACATGAAAGAAAAAATATTAATGGATAATCCCCATAGATTTGTGTTGTTTCCTATTGAACACAATGATTTATGGAAAATGTATAAACAACAACAAGCTTGTATATGGACAGCGGAAGAGATTGATTTAGGTCAAGATATAACAGATTGGGAAAATAAATTGAACTCAGATGAACAACATTTCATTAAACATGTATTGGCATTTTTTGCTGCATCTGATGGAATTGTAAATGAGAATATTGCTGAAAATTTTGTAAACGAAGTACAATATACTGAAGCTAAAATGTTTTACGGTTTCCAAATTATGATGGAAAATATTCATAGTGAGACATACTCATTATTGATTGATTCATACATTAAAGATAAAGAAGAACAATTACATTTATTTCATGCTATAGATACAATTCCTGCAATTCAAAAGAAAGCGGAATGGGCAGTGAAATGGATTAGTTCCGAATCTTTTGTTGAGAGACTAATTGCCTTTGCTGCGGTTGAGGGTATTTTCTTTTCAGGATCATTCTGTTCAATATTTTGGTTAAAGAAAAGAGGTTTAATGCCAGGGTTAACATTTTCAAATGAATTAATTTCAAGAGATGAGGGAATGCATTGTGATTTTGCTTGTCACCTATATAATAACCATATTGATAATAAATTAAGTGAAAAGAAAATTAGAGAGATTATCTGTGGAGCTTTGGAAATTGAAAAAGAATTTATTCTTGAAGCGTTACCTGTTAGATTAATTGGTATGAATTCAGAATTAATGGCTCAATATCTTGAGTTTGTAACAGATAGATTATTAACAGCACTAGGATGTTCAAAAGTTTACAATTCTACAAATCCATTTGATTTCATGGAGAATATTGCAATACAAGGAAAAACAAATTTCTTTGAAAAACGAGTTGCAGAATATCAAAAGATGGGAGTAAATAACAACGGTTCCGAAGATTTAGATTCGGCATTTGGTGATGTAGATTTTTAAAAAATTAAATATAAGATGAAAGTAAAGAAAAGAGATGGTTCCCTTGAGGAAATGAGGTATGATAAAATTACAAGAAGAATTAGTATTTTTTGTAGTGATTTAAATTTAGAATATATTGATCCAACATACGTTACTTTAAAAGTCACACAAGGTATATATGATGGAATTTCAACAACAGAATTAGATGTATTGGCAGCAGAGACCGCGGCTTCAATGACAACAACACATCCAGACTACGCTAAGTTATCTGGTAGGTTGGCGGTTTCTAATTTACATAAAACAACTCCTAAAAAATTCTCACAATGTATTAAAGAGTTGTATTCATTTACTGAACCAAAAACAGGAAAAGAATCGTCATTAATATCAACTGAGGTTTATGAGTTTGTCATGAGCAATAAAGAATCACTTGATGGGGCAATTCACCAAGAGAGGGATTTAGATTTTGACTATTTTGGTTTTAAAACATTAGAACGTTCATATCTTTTAAAAATTGGTGGACGAGTTGTTGAAAGACCACAATATATGTACATGAGAGTTGCGGTCGGAATATGTAAGGGTAATGTCCAAATGGCATTAAGAATCTATGATGATTTGTCACAACATTATTATACACACGCAACACCAACATTATTTAATGCAGGAACAAAACGACCACAAATGTCATCTTGTTTTTTAATTGGAAACAAAGGGGATGATATTAACGGATTGTTTGATACTATTAAAGACGTTGCAAACATTTCTAAGTGGGCTGGCGGTATTGGATTACACGTACATGATGTTCGTGCTAAAGGAGCTTATATTAAAGGAACCGGTGGAGAATCTGATGGTATTGTACCAATGATGAAAACATATAACGAAGTGGCTCGTTGGATTAATCAAGGTGGTAAACGTAAAGGTTCGTTTGCTGTTTATCTTGAACCATGGCACGCGGATGTTTTTGAATTTATTGATTTAAGAAAAAACACAGGTAAGGAAGAAATGAGGGCTAGAGATTTATTTTTAGCAATGTGGACTCCTGATTTATTTATGCAACGTGTTGAACAAGATGGAGAATGGTCTTTATTTTCACCAGATGAGGCACCTGGTTTATCTGATGTATATGACACACCTGAAGAAAAGAAATTCACTAAGTTATATGAATCATATGAAAAAGAAGGAAGGGCAAGAAAAGTAATTAAGGCGAGAAAGTTAATGGATGCAATTTTAACCTCTCAAATTGAAACAGGTACTCCTTATATGTTATATAAAGATCCCGCAAACTATAAATCAAATCAAAAGAACTTAGGTACAATTAAATCTTCAAATTTATGTACCGAAATTATTGAATACTCTTCACCAACAGAACAAGCTGTTTGTAATTTGGCATCAATCGCATTGCCTAAGTATATCATTAACGGAGAATTTAATCATCAAATGTTATATGAATATACCTACCAAGTTGTAAAAAACTTGAACAACGTAATCGATTTAAATTTTTACCCAACCGAAGAAACAAAACGTTCAAACTTCAAGCATCGACCTGTTGGTTTGGGGGTTCAAGGTTTAGCTGACGTTTTTTGTTTATTGGGATTACCATTTGAAAGTGAATTGTCAGATACGTTACAGACAGATATTTTTGAGACAATTTATTTTGCGGCGTTAACATCATCTAAAGATTTGGCAATAGAATTTGGACCGTATGAATCTATTGTTGGTTCACCTATTGAAAAAGGTATTTTCCAATATGAAATGTGGGGTAAAAAAGATTCAGATTTATCAGGTCGTTGGGATTGGAAATCTTTAAGAAAAGAAATTAAATCTAAAGGTGTTAGAAACTCATTATTAGTTGCACCGATGCCTACAGCATCTACTGCTCAAATTTTAGGAAATAATGAGGCGTTTGAACCATTTACAACTAACTTATATTCTCGTAGAACTTTAGGTGGTGAATTTATTGTTATCAATAAACATTTGGTTAAAGAATTAATTAAATTAAATGTTTGGAATGACAACTTAAAAAATAAATTAATAATGGAAAACGGGTCGGTTCAAAATATTCCTGAAATTCCTACCGAGGTAAAAGAAAGATATAAGACCGTTTGGGAAATGTCACAAAAAAGAATTTTACAGATGGCGGCAAATCGAAGTGTTTTCATAGACCAATCTCAATCTTTAAATTTATTTATTGATAATACAACTAAACCTAAATTATTGGCGGCTCATTTATTTGGTTGGAAATTAGGGTTAAAAACGGGTATGTATTATTTAAGAACAAGAGCTGCGGTGGATGCGTTAAAAGGTTTGGGTATCGATATGTCAAGTTCAAAACCCGTAGAACAAAATCCTGGTCAACAAGCTGCAGTGTTTTTAACCACCCCAACAAATAACACACTAATAAGTGAAGAAACTCCAGAAATGGAAATGACGACGGTAAAACCAACAGATTCTCCATTTGATTGTGATGGATGTGGTTCTTAACATGATTGTGTGAATATCAAAATAGTATATTAAATCCAACTTAGGTTGGATTTTTTATTTATTACCATTTTACTATTGTTTATATTTATTGTTATGGCAGTAACATATGGTATAGATTTCCCATTTAGGGATAGTCTACAAGGTAAGTTTATAAAAATGACTAGTAGTCCTGAAAGAGAGATTAGAGCAAATCTAATTCATCTTTTATTGACAAAAAAAGGAAGTAGGTATTATCTACCAGATTTTGGTACTAGATTATATCAATTTATTTTTGACCAAAATGATAGTGTAACGTTTAATTTAATTGAGGACGAAATTAGGGATTCAGTAAAAAAATATATACCAAATTTAGATATCAGTTCAATTACGGTTATGTCAGCGGAGGATGACCCTGACCACACAACGACATTTACAGAAAATGAAGATGAAAGACTTTTTAGAGTAAGTGACAATGCAACTAAACCATATACTGCGGTGGTTAAAATAAACTACACAGTTAATAACGGAGCTTTTTCATCTTCGGACTTTATAATATTAAACATATAAAATGGCTAAAAAAATATCATACGCAACCAGAGATTTTGCTGGATTAAGACAAGAGTTAGTAAATCTAACTAGTGAATATTATCCTGATTTAATCAAGAACACAAACGACGCATCCATATTTTCGGTTTTATTGGATTTGAACGCTGCGGTTGCGGATAATTTACATTTTCATATTGACAGAGTTTGGCAAGAAACTATGTTGGACTTTGCACAACAAAGACAATCGTTGTTTCATATTGCTAAAACATATGGCATTAAAATACCGGGTAATAGACCGTCAGTATCTTTAGCGGACTTTTCAATAAATGTTCCTGTAAGAGGAGATAAAGAAGATGAAAGATATTTGGGAACAATTAGAATTGGAGCACAAGTTTCAGGTGCGGGTCAAATATTTGAATCTATTACTGATATTGATTTCTCAAGTCCTTTTAATGACAAAGGTGAACCAAATCGATTAAAAATACCCAATTTTGACACCAATAACACTTTAGTGTCATATACAATAACTAAAAGAGAACCTGTCGTTAATGGGGTCTCAAGAATATACAGAAGGGTTATTACTGAATTAGACCAAAAACCTTTTTTAAGACTTTATTTACCTGAACAAAATGTTTTAGGGGTTACCTCGGTTATTCATAAAGATGGTACAAGTTTTAATGCCAATCCAACATCTACTGAATTTACAACGATAACAAATAAATGGTATGAAGTTAAGTCTTTAATACAAGATAAAGTCTTCATACCCGATCCAACTGCGGTATCTGACAAAGATAATTTCAAGGCGGGAAAATATATTGATGTTGTTAATAAATTTTACACAGAACATACCCCTGAAGGTTATTATTCTTTAACATTTGGTTCAGGAAATGTAGACCCTTTAGATAATTTAGACAATTATATGAATGGCTCACTTAAAGTAAACTTAGCAAGTTATTTGAACAACATGTCTTTAGGGTCAATACCAAAAGCTGGTACCACATTATTTGTTAAGTACAGAATTGGTGGAGGTAAAAGTTCAAATCTTGGTGTAAATGTTATTAATAGTGTGGATGAAGTTGAATTTAATGTAAACGGTCCAAGTGGAACAATCAACAGTCAAGTGGTTGGTTCACTAAGAGTATCAAATGTGACTCCTGCAATCGGTGGTGCAGACCAACCAACAATAGAAGAAATTAGAAACATGGTTGCATATAATTTTGCGGCACAAAATAGAGCGGTAACATTAAATGATTATAAATCATTAATTGAGACAATGCCATCGACATTTGGAGCACCTGCTAAAGTAAATGTAATGGAAGAAGACAATAAAGTTAGAATTAAATTACTATCATATGATGATTTGGGTAATCTAACTGACACAGTTTCTAACACATTAAAAAATAATATCATAAATTATCTTTCTGAATATAGAATGATAAATGATTATATAGACATTGCAAGTGGTGAGGTTATCGACTTTGGTTTGGAGATTGATTTACACGTTGATAAAAATGAAAACCCAACTGACATAGTTAGAACTGTTATTCAAAACACAACAAGTTTCTTTGCTATTGAGAAAAGAAAAATGGGTGATCCATTGTTTGTTGGTGATTTAAAAAGAGAAATTGGTAATGTTGGTGGAGTAACTAACGTAATTGATGTTCGTGTTTATAATAAAATTGGTGGACAATATTCTTCAACTGAAGTGTCACAAGCATATAGTGATACTTTAACAAAAGAAATTTTACAATCGGATATGACCATTTTTATGAAGTCAAATCAAATATTTCAAATTAGGTTTCCAAATATTGATATAAAAGTGAGAACCAAAACATTAGGAACGACTACATACTAAAATGTTTTTTGTGTATAATAGTAGAAAATCGGATAGTTTCTATTTATTATAAGAACCATGCAGAAACATAGAATTTCAACAAATATAGGTAAGGACCAAAGAGTCACTGTCGAAATCAAACAAGATTACGACTTGCTTGAAATTTTGTCTTTAAAATTCAGTCAACAAGACGTCTATACATCACTTTGTGCTGATTATGGGGTTATTTGCGGTAGGATAACGGCAAATGACGGATTCGGTATCCCAAACGCTAAAGTATCAATTTTTGTACCTCAATTAACTAAAGATTCAGATGATCCCGTAATATCTGCGTTATATCCATATACATCAATATCGGAAAAAAACGAAAATAATTATCGATACAATTTATTACCCGCAAGAAAACAACATGGTGGACATGTACCAACTGGTACATTTCCTGATCAAACTGAAATTTTAACAAGAGAAGAATACTTGGAGGTATATGAAAGTTATTACACATATACAGTTAAAACTAATGAATCGGGTGATTTCATGATTTGGGGAGTTCCTTTGGGTCAACAAACAATAAACGTTGATATTGATTTATCGGATATTGGATGTTTTTCTTTAAGACCATATGATTTCATTAAAAAAGGAGTTGGTATTGACCAATTTGATAGATATTATAATTTCAAATCAGGTTCAGATGTTGATGGTTTACCACAAATTGTAAATTTTCAAAAAACTGTTGAAGTATACCCATTTTGGGGTAATATAGATTTATGTCAAATTGGTATTACAAGAACTGATTTTGATTTATTAGATAAGGGAATTAAAATTGAACCAATCTCATTGATTTTAACTTCCACAGTTACAGATGATAATGGGGACGCAATTAAAAGAAATGGGGTAGTGCGACGTAAGTCTGGTTACAAATGTAATTTACAGACAACGGAAGGTAGAATCAACGCTGTTAGATATACGGGTAAAAAAGTTTATGGTTCCGATAAAGTTACGTTATATCCTGAGTTAGAATATTTTAACCCAACTGAGTCTATTGATACCGATGGAACTGCAATGGTGGTTTTACCAATGAACATGGAGTATGTTTATACAAATGAATTTGGTGAACAAGAAATTACAAATGATATTAATAAAGGTATACCAACAACAACTTGTGCTCGTTTTAAATTTACTTTAGATGGTAATAATGAAAAAACAAGTACTGCAAAATATTTGGTTCCACAGATTAGAGAATATAATACTGACATTAATGGTGGAAATTATTATGCAGAATATGAACCAGAATTATTAACTACCTACCAATTTTCAAATGTATTTGAGGATTATTTAAAAATTGTAACTCCAAATAATGGTATGGGTACTATTGATAGTATGAGTACCGGATATACCGAAGATAAGAAAGCGTTAATGTTAGGTACAAATAATGGTGGAGTACCTGAAGATGTTTTTTATAAATTTATTTTTGGGAAAGTATATACGGTTTCATCATTTCAAGGTTCACATTATGAAACATCCGGAATAGAAAATTTTTTAGGATTATCAAGAAAAGATGCATTTTTAGGTATTAAAGAAATAAGACCAAATGTGGAAGATGATTGTGCATCTAAAGCAAATTATTTCCCAACAAATTTTGCATTTAGAAATAGAATAAAATTTGGATTAATTATTTCAGAAATATTATTGTTTTTACAATATATTTTTAGTGTGGCGTATATTTGGATTATAGAAACTTTAGGTGGTACGTTATGGAAGATTGCAAGATTTTTGGGACCTAAAAATTTCTTTTTTGCTAATCATCCATTTTTTGACATTGGTACTTCATTTATAAAATTAGCATATGATTTACAAGAGTCGGGACAAACTGTTTTACCGTTAACCACATATCCAACTTGTGAAGAATGTACGTCAGATGTGGATACTGTTGACCCATCAAATAATACAACATTTAATATTGAGGAGGGATGTAAAAAATATGATAAATTCTACAACGAGAGTTTAGTTTATGCGTATATATGGTCAGATAATAATAGTTATGGAACAAATAGTTTACCATCAAACAGTGGTAATAAAGATGGTCCTATTTGGTTCAACGCATCTAGACGAATTTCTTATGATTATTTAGGTAGTATAAATGCATGGCATTTATTAGGTAAACCACATTATGAAGATACACCACATATTAAAGAACAATTAACAAGTCCAGGTTCTGGTTGGTCAATAATGGCAGCAGTTGTTGGTGAGGCTGGTAAAAATGTAACTCTTAACTCCCCTGGAAATCCATATTATGTTTCTACATTTAACACAACAACAAGAAGATTACCAAATCGTGTTGACACTGAAGCTGTTACAATAAATTATAATAAAAAAACAAAATCAGGATTAACTGAAATTAGAGATGGTGTTATTACTATTGTTCCCGTAATTGATGGGCCGTCAAAAAGTATAAGTGTTATTAAAGAATGGTATAAAAGAAAAAGAGTTGGTGTGTTTTTTTGTGGTGGAGTTGTTAATTATTCATTTATTGATAATTGGTTAAATGGTATTTTATATTTCTTTAAATTTGATAAAAGAATTAGTTGGGATGATGAGGCGGCATTAGATTTAAATCAAAGAGGTTCAAAGTATCCAAGAGAATTGGTATTTTATAATGTATTAGAAAAAGAATTTTATTATAGAGCTACACCTTATAATCCAACAAATGGATTTATTGGTCAACAATACTCAAGTTATAAAGAAATATTACATCCAACAACATTTTATGATGTTGGTGTTAGAGATGAATTCTTATATGAGATTTGTCAAGACCCAAGAGTAGACCCAACGTGTTCAGTTGTTAGAGATATTCATGCGACATCATATCAAGATCCCGCTAATATTGTGGAATATGCTATAAACTATAGATTAGATGTTAACAATGGTAATTTTGATGTCGGTGATTTTTTCACAGGAATAGGATTAGGATCTAATGTAGGTGCGTTTGATGGAGATATTACACAATTAATGTCAATAAATTGTGAAGCGGGAATTGAGGCTTTTGATTTAGACAGTCCACATTATTTCTTTTACAATGGGGAAATAATGGATCCTGAGGATCCTACTTTAGTAGAATATTTTACCGATGGAAATGGTAATTATGGACCAACACCTATTGATTTGAAATTAGATATTAATGGTGCCTTTATTAGACAATGTTTAAATTTTAGATTAGGTGATTATACACAAAAAGTACCATTTTATTTATGGGATAAAGTTGGTGAAGGATTTGGATCTTTTAACACAAATTGGCAAGATGACCAATCATGGGATAAAACTGTAATTGCAGTTGAACCATTACAAAGATTACATTCAATTTCATTAATGGCAAATTCGGGTATATTTTCAACTGGTAATACCACAAACTATGTTATGGCTGATGGGGAAGAAGAATATCTTTTAAAACCAATTACTAAAAATCACCCTGGTTATGTGTTTGATGGTAACTACACCGATATGTTGGAAAGATTTGAAAACATTAGTTATTCTGCACCGAGTGGGTCAACTGTTGGTTTTGTTGAGGGTGATATTTGGTTACAAGTTACATCCGGTACATTAAAAAATCCATTAAGGGGTTACATATATGTTGTGGTAAATCAAACTTGGACCGCAGAACCAAATCAATATATTAATGGTACCAATGAAACATTTTTATTTAAAACAATAAATAACTACACAGGAAACAAACAAGTGTTATCTACACCATTTTTATTTTATTTTGGTTTAAGACCAGATAAAACATCTTTGGACACATTAATAAAATATTATGGTCCAAAAGGTGCATTCCCATCAACCGATTCTTGTGTGAATATTGATGTAGTAAATGGTCCATCATCATCACCATCACCAACACCAACAAGGGGAGCAATTACCACATCAACACCCACACCAACACCTACGCTAACAGTAACTCCATCTTCAACAAATGGAACACCAAGTTATCGATATTATGAATTAAAAAATTGTAACGACGATTCGGTTAATGGTATAAAATATTCAATAAGATATCTTACTGGTACGTATAATTCGGGCGATAGAGTTTTTTCATCATCACCATCAATTCCATACGTAATAACCTCAACATTAGAATCAATACCTAATGGTATTAATACATATGATTTATTACAAATTACACGGTCATTTGATATTGATACATTACAACCGTTATATGGTTGTCCACCAACTACTGGCACAACATCATCAACTCCTGGTTATACAAGAGTGACATTAATTCGTGGAGGTACTAATACGTGGTATAATGGAACATACGCAAAAGACCAGCTTTGTGGAAACTATCCAATATCCGCATTTAATTATGTTCACGGAGAAACAAATGGTGGTGATATTTTTAATAAATACATCGAGTACATCTCAACAGGTATGACACCGTCAACACTATATAACGTTTGGGATGAACAAGATAGATTCACACCTTTTGACGGTGGAAATTATAACTACGGAGTTATGATACCAGAATCAGGTTCAACAATAACACATATCGTTGAGGTTTCAACAAACGGACAAATAAATAACTGGCGTAAATGTACGTAGTAAAAAAATATAAAATTGGAAGAAAATAAAAAAATAATATTACCAAGTAAAAAGTTCGCCAATGCACCTGACGAAGAATTAGATTTAAAATTAAATCTTGATACTTCCGAATCTTTGCTAAGAATTGGAGAAAGGGATATTGTGTTAGATGTTGCCAAGTTATATTCTAAAGAAAGAAACGATTCCATTAATTATAAAATTTATGGTAAGTTAAAAATGGTTTTTCGTAATTTATATTGTGGAAATACAGATTACACATATTTGAAAGATAGGTTATATTTGGTTGGGGATGGTACTGATAATGACCATACAGGTTTTTTACCATATGATGAATTTGCGTTCATGAGACGTGATGTTTATCGAGAGATTAATACTTCAGAAACTAGAGATACTGTACCAACTAAATTTAAACTTTTAAATGGATACACTGGGTCTACCGCTCACACAACAGTCACTCCAATTAATGCTCCATACCAAAATTGGAATTTATATTTAAGTTATGTTTATAGTGGAGATACCAATTTCCCGATGAAATATAGCTTAACTGGTGGTACATATAATAGTTTTGTTGCAAATGATGGTATTCCATTTAGAGTAACATACACTGGTGGAACGATGTATGAACTAACAAGTCCTGTTGAACATGGGATGACTGCAGGTGATTACATTGTATTATCGGGAGGAACATTTAATGGTAATGCATCGGGAAGAACATATTCAATAACAAGTGTTGGAAATGAAATTTATGGTTCAGAAAAATATGTTGTTAATATTCTTAAATCACAAATACCGAAAAATAAAAGTTTTAACACTATCATGTTTGGTAAGAGATGTTTAGATATAAATAACATATCAGGTTCAACATCAACTTATTATGTACATAAACATAAAACATTAACAGATGTTAACGGATATATTTTAGATAAAGTTGGGTTTGAAACTCCAATATGGGAAGACGAAAAAAAATTGTTATTTGAAAATTTTTCAGGTGCTAATGATGTGTTGGTTGAAAGAAATAGAATGGAATCTGTTTTATACGATTTTAAAGAACCATTTAAGTTAAGTGGATTAACAAACAATTTAGGGTTTACACCAACGGAAGTTTATGTAACCGCATTGTTTAGAAATGGAAATGGAT